GATAGATACAAATGAAATTAATAACCGAAGAAATATCAAACGCAGAATATATCGTAGAAGAAAAGAATGGTAAAAAGAATTATGCCATTAAAGGTATATTCATGCAATCAGACGTAAAAAATAGGAATGGAAGAATCTATCCTAAAGAAATCTTACAAAAAGAAGTTGTAAGATACAATAGAGAGTTCATCAATAAAAGCAGAGCATTCGGCGAACTTGGTCATCCTGATGGCCCAACGGTAAACCTAGAAAGAGTTTCGCACATGATTAAGGCTCTATATCCAGAAGGCAGTAATTTTATAGGTGAAGCACGAATTTTAGATACCCCATATGGAAAAATAGTGAAAAGTTTAATTGACGAGGGTGCAAAATTAGGTGTTTCAAGTAGAGGAATGGGCACACTTGCAAATGTAGGTGGTGCTAATGTAGTTAAAGACGATTTTTACCTTGCAACCGCAGCTGATATAGTTGCAGACCCCAGCGCTCCTGACGCTTTCGTAGAAGGCATTATGGAAGGCAAAGAGTGGGTTTGGGATAATGGGATTTTGAAAGAGCAAGAAGTAAACGAATTAAAGTTACAAGCAGAAAGTAAAGAGAGAATGGCAAGGGCAGAAAAGAACGCTCAAGTATTCGAATCTTTTCTTAAAAAGCTGTAATTTTATAAATAGTAATTAACACATTCCGATAGGAGTGGTGTGATTATTGCAATAATTAACAAGTAAACCTATTGAGGAGATAGAACAATGGAGAATAAAACTGTGGCGGATGCGCCAAAGAAAAATGCAGCTCCAGCTGAACCAGCAAAGTCTTTACAGGCAACTGTACAGCAAGTGATGAACAAAGCAATCACTTCACCGACTGACGCAAAAGTAGATTTCGCACAAGGGGTTAACCACATTACAGGTGACCCACAACAAAAAAGTGCAGGTCCAGCAGACGCAATGCAATCTCTAAAAGCTGAAGCAGATCCTAAGAAAACAACTTATAGTAACGCTAACGAAGCTGAAGAGAAAAAAGATAAAGAAAAAGAAGACATGAAAGAAGTGGCAGACAAAGACAATAAGAAAATGGAAATGATGAAGGCTGAAGTTGAAAAAATGAAGAAAGAATTACATGATAAAGAAAAAATGATGAAAGCTGAAAAAGAAAAAGAAATGAACGAAGGTGAAATGCCTGCTGGTCTTAAAAAATACCTTGACAAGAAAAACGGTAAAGAAGAAGAAGCCGACAAAGAGAAAAAAGATGTTAAGGAAGTCGCTGACAAAGAAAAAGAAATGAAAAAAGAAATGTCTGACAAAGAAAAGAAAGACATGAAAGAAGTCGCTGATAAAGAAAAAGAAATGAAGAAAGACGAGATGATGAAAGCTTCTAAAGATAAAGAAGATATGAAAGAAGTGGCTGATAAAGAAGACGAGAAGAAAAAAGAAGTTTCTGAAGTAGCTGATAAAGAAAAAGAAGCTAAAAAAGAAATGACTGCTAAAGACAAAGTTAAAGATATGGACATGAAAGAAGATGTTGCTGCTCTTACAGATGGTGAAGACTTATCTGAAGAATTTAAGCAAAAAGCTTCTACTATATTTGAGGCTGCTGTTAAAGCAAAACTCGTTGAAGAAATTGAGAAATTAGAGGGCGAATACGAAACTAAGGTTAATGAAAAAGTTGAAGAAACTAAATCAGAAATCGTAGAAAAAGTTGACGCATATCTAAACTATGTCGTTGAGGAGTGGATGAAAGAAAACGAATTAGCGATAGAAAAAGGTTTAAGAGCTGAGATTACTGAAGACTTTATCGGTGGTCTTAAATCTTTATTTGAATCTCACTACATCAATGTTCCACAAGAGAAGTATGATGTAATTGAGGCTCAGACTGCTGAGATAGAGAAGTTAAAAGAAGAAGTTAACCAAACTATTGAGAAAAACGTTGAGTTAAATCAGGCAATCGGTCAACACGTAAGACAAGATATTATCAATGATGTATCTTCTGATCTTGCTGAAACTGAATCTGAAAAACTTAAAGGTTTAGCAGAAAGTATTGAATACAAAGACGCTGAAAGTTTTAGATCAAGTGTAGAAACATTAAAAAATTCTTACTTCCCTAAAGCAAAAGCGAGTGAAACTGAATCTAATGAAGTAGCTGAACAAAATGCTGGCGCCGATTTATCGGAGTCAATGGCTGCATACACAGCTGCAATTAGTAAATCAAAGAAAAATCCTTATTTAAAGTAGGGATTAGTTAATTAACTAAAAGAAGGAGAGATAGAAAAATGTTTTTATCTGAATCAATACAATCAAAGTGGCAGCCCGTTTTGGATCATCCTGATCTTCCCGAAGTTAAGGATAGTTACAAAAGAGCCGTTACTTCTATGGTATTAGAGAACCAAGAAAAGTCGCTTAAAGAAGACGCTGCTTTCTTATCAGAAGCTGCGCCAACTAACGCAACTGGTTCATCTATACAAAATTGGAATCCTATTTTAATTAGCTTAGTAAGAAGAGCAATGCCTAACCTTATCGCTTACGATATTGCAGGCGTTCAACCTATGTCAGGTCCAACTGGTCTGATTTTCGCAATGAGAAGTAGATTTACATCTCAAAGTGGTGGTGAGGCTCTTTTTGACGAAGCTGATACTGACTTTTCTGGAAGAAACAAAGCTGGTTCTTCTGTGTCAGGGGCTTCCGCTGTAGCACAAACTGGTGAAAACCCAGCTGTACTTAATGACTCAATCGGTACTTCTACTGGTTACACAACTGGTACTGGTATGACAACTGCATACGCAGAAGCACTTGGGGATGCCGCTGGTAACTCATTTGCTGAAATGGCTTTCTCAATTGAGAAATCTACGGTTACTGCGAAAAGCAGAGCATTAAAGGCTGAGTACACTATGGAATTAGCACAGGACCTTAAAGCAATTCACGGCTTAGACGCTGAAACTGAATTATCAAACATCTTATCTGCTGAAATCTTAGCTGAGATCAATAGAGAAGTTGTAAGAACGGTTTACAGAACTGCTGAAGTAGGTGCTGCTGATAATGACAACTCACATGCTGCAATTAACACAACAACTGCTGGTATATTTGACCTTGACACAGACTCTAATGGTAGATGGTCTGTTGAGAGATTCAAAGGTCTTATGTTCCAATTAGAGAGAGATGCTAACACAATCGCTCAGAGAACCAGAAGAGGAAAAGGTAACATGATTATCTGTTCTTCAGATGTTGCCTCTGCATTACAAATGGCTGGCGTGTTAGACTACACTCCTGCATTAAACAACAACTTAAACATTGACGACACAGGTAATACTTTTGCTGGTGTATTAAATGGTAAGTACAAAGTTTACATTGACCCATATGCTGCTAACATGGCAAGCAATGCGTCACCTACTAAACAATACTACGTTGTTGGTTACAAAGGAACTTCTCCATACGACGCTGGATTATTCTATTGTCCGTATGTACCTCTACAAATGGTTAGAGCAGTAGGTCAGGATAACTTCCAACCGAAAATCGGTTTCAAAACACGATACGGTATGGTTGCTAATCCATTTGCTGGTGCTTCTGCGTCAGGAAACATTACTGCTGACGGTGTTGGTAATATCAACGCTAACAGATACTACAGACGTGTTCAAGTTACGAACATCATGTAATATTTGTTGAGAAACAAATTAGAAAAGGGCGCTTCGGCGCCCTTTTTTTTAGCATAAATAAGAGTAGATTATGTTTTATACTGAAAGAATAACAATTTACAAAGAGATACCTATGTGGAAAAAAACGCCATTTAAAGAACTGCTGGGAATACTAGTAGTAGGTGGTTTTATTACACTATTAGCATTAGGCCTTAATTACTTACAGAAACCTAACGCATTAGAAAAGATAGAACAGCGATTAGATGAAGCAGAGAAATCACAATCTGTGCTTACAGATAATGAAAAGAAACTAAAGACAGAAGCCCAAACTAAAGAATGGGAAGAGGTAGACGAAAAGACGATTATACCTCTACCTAAACCTAAGTAATTTTCATATAAATAGCTGTATGACTATTACAAACTCATACACAAGACAACCTACAAAGTTTGATTACGCAGAACCTACAAAGTTTAAATTTACTATAATTAAACTTCCTAAAGTAGAATTTTTTGTAACAACAGCAAATGTACCTGGTGTATCATTAGGTACTACTACACAACCTACGCCTTTAAAAGATGTACCTATTCCTGGTGATAAACTAGATTACGATACACTTAACTTACAATTTTTAGTAGATGAAAATTTAGAAAACTATAGAGAAATACATGGTTGGTTAACTGGTCTAGGATTTCCTAAAGATCATTCTCAATTTAGATCATTACAGGCTGCAGGTACAGACAGATATCCTACTACAACAAGAGAAGATTTAAACAAAGAAATAGGTGATGTAGCAAAACAAACTTCAGATGATGGTGGTTTATATTCAGACGCCACATTGTTTATATTAACAAGTAAAAACAATTCTAATTTAGAAGTTAGATTTAGAGATATTTACCCTATCTCATTATCAGGTTTAGATTACAATCAACAAGCAACAGATGTAAATTACTTAACAGCAAGTGTTACATTTCAATACAAAATTTATGAGTTTGCAAGTGTTAGTGGGAGTGGCACACTAGAAACGACTACTTAATTTTATTATAAATTATATTATGACCGTTCTTATAAGGCCTAGAGATAGGAATCCACATTTAAACAAATTGATGACCAAAGGTGGTCCTGGTGACAAGTACCTTGGTGGTGGTAAAGTTGACATGAGTCAATGGTTTAAAAAAGTTGATATACTAGAAGATCAAATTAGAAATAACGACATATGGTTTTGTAGTGCTCCTTTCACAATGGTCTATACAACAACTAGAGGTGAATACGCACCATGCTCATGGGCTGCTGAAGGTTTTAATCCTAACATAAAAGACGTACCTATTCGTAGATACTTTGAAGATAATAAAAATTTAAATGATTTACGTAAAGAAATGACTACACCAGGTTCTAAATTAGAACTTGCAAAAAAATGGTGTAAACAATGTATGTTTCAGGAAAAAAATTATGGCAGATCAAGGCGACAAGCTTCTCTTAAAATACAAACAAACGATCACGCAATATGGCCTGGTATAAGAAATGCGGTAGAGTATTTTAAAAGAAGAAACAAAGGTGTATTTCAGGACAGAATATTTGAGATACAAGTAAAGGCATTTGGTAACAAATGCAACCTTGATTGTTATATGTGTATACCTTACGACTCTACTACACGATTAAAATCTATACACTCGGAACAAGTAAAAGGTGAAAATGTTTTTTCTGATTATGCAAAGACACCTATAGAATTAGTAAAAGGTGAGAAGTTAAAAAACGTTGTAGATCAGATAGTTGAGTTGGCACCATACATTTACAATTTAAAATTTATAGGTGGCGAACCATTAGTTATGAAAGACTTTTACATGTTATTAGATAAGATATGTAAAACAGGTCATGCTGATAAAATGTTTGTAAAATATCAAACTAATATGTCAGTACTATCAATGGAAAAATTAAGATTATTAGATTACATTCCTCAGTTTATGCAATTTGAATTTACGGTATCTTTAGATGGTATAGGTAAGTCCGTAGAGTATATAAGACGTAGAACAAACTGGCAAGATGTAGTAAACAATATAAAAGAAGTTAAAAAGTTTCCTAATGTTACCGTTAACATAAACGGTGCAATATCTTTTTTAAGTGTATTAAGATTTTACGAATTGATAGAATGGATAGATAAAAATAAAACATTGTTCAAACAAATCAATTGGTCTAATATAAGAAATCCTAAAAAGTTATGTGCTAATGTATTGCCTGACGAAATAAAAAAGAAACTTATACCAAAGTATAAAGGTTTTCCTGATATACAACAATTACTAGAAGAAAGCAATGATGGTCTACATTATCAGGACACATTTGACTATCTTTTAATGAACGATAAATATTACAAAGGTACTAAATGGGAGACACATTTGTTTGATGTTTTTCCTGAACTAGAACCATATCACAAAAAGGATTAACATGGACGCATATGAACTTTTAAGTAAGAGGAATCATATTCACAAATATGAAAAAGACAAAATACCACCAAAAGAATTAATAGACGATTTATTATATAAAACATGGAAAACAACACCGTCTAAAAATAATTTTATGCCATATCATGTAAACGTTTTAGGACCTGAACATGTTGATGAAAAGGCGTCTATAACAAAAAAATGTATGGCAAATAAAAAAGAAATAAATGAAGACAAAATACCTAAACATTATTCAAAAGATCATGGAGATAAATGGGAAGAAGACGGTTCTAATCCATCATTTATACACATCAACACAGCACCCTATGTTTTAGTCTTTACACAAAGAATATGTGAACCTAATCCATTCTATGCAAGAGCAATTAGAAAAGGAGATTTTTATGAGCAAATGCACGAAGAATATATAGGAGAAATACAAAGAACAACCTCTGTGGAAATAGGTTGGTTTATGGCACATTTAACTGCTCTTGCTTTAGAACAAGGACTAGATACATCAACTCTATTATGTTTTCCTTATCATACAAAAACATGGAATAAAGGTTGGGAAGATATACCTTGGGTAAAATATCCTGTCGTTTTATTAGGCAGTATAGGTTATAAAAAAGAAACAAGAAGACAATTTTTAAATCCTTGGGCTGACGCTAACGACAAGAAACCTGAAAAAGAAACCGTAATAAAATGGCGTTAGAAGCAAGAACATTAATATTATTAATTGACTTCAAAGGTCATCCTATTTTAGCTATGGATGAATTAACTAATAATTTAAGATATAATTATTTAATGGAGTTGTTACAACTTCAAACTGAACTTAATATAGTATCAGATCATATTGTTAATAGTAAAAATAAAGACCATCACAGAATAGAACACATAAAAGAAATATACGATATTGAAGGTTTGCATAATTGGGATGTAATTAATTCTGAAGGAAAAAAAGATATAGAAGATAATACAGATTGGATACATTATATAGAAAATATATTTGAAAAAAGAGGTTATGCAATAAACAATGTCATAATAGGTGGTACAAATACAGCAGGTTGTGTGTTAAGATCAAAACCTTATTCAGCAATACATTGGGCAAAGAAAGGTTATCCTGTACAAATATATTTACCTATGTGTGCTGATTATCAATTACCTGGTGTTAATCAAGCAGAAAGAAATATGGCTGCAGGTTCAATTCTTTATAATGTTATACGAGAGGAAAAACTATGGAATAATATTGATCTCGTAAGAAAAAGAAGCATGTTAGAAATACTATGAAGTGTAAAGAAAGAGAACTAGATTTAGAATTACCTGATTATATGACAAAGGGTGGTCCAGGTGACAATTCTGCACCTGGTCAAATTGATACATCTTCGTGGTTTAAAGATCAGTTAGACCGAGATAGTTGGGCGTACAATCCTTTTGTTGTTGATAAAGGTACAATAGGTCAACAAGCAAAAGACCAAGAAATATTTTTTTGTGATATACCTTTCAATCAAGTTTATTTAGAAATAAGTGGCAACTATGCAGCCTGTTGTTTTGGGGCAGAGGCAGATGGTGAAGATGGTTTGCCTAATCATAATGTAAATAATACTACACTACAACATTGGATGCGTGATAGCACGTATATGAATAATATACGTAAAGAAATGCTTGATCCTAATTCAGATTTAAAGACCGTAAAGAAAACTTGTAAAAGATGTATATCAGATGAAAAACGTTATGGCAGATCCCGAAGAACAGCGTGTATGAAAATTCATACACAAGAAAAAGATTACTGGAAAGCAATAGAGCGATCAGTATTGATGTTTAAAGCAACAGGTCAATATGAGTTTGAAGAAAGAATATTAGAAGTACAATTAAAAGTGTATGGCGATGAGTGTAATTTAGATTGTCATATGTGTGTACATCAAAATTCAACAACCCGTCAACAGGTTGCAAAAAAAGGTGTGTGGAGTGAAGAAATATTTGGTAATACAAATTATGGCAAGGGTGAATACAAAACGTTTAACAGCAAGAATGTTGAAGATATGATACAACAAACCGTAGAGTTAGCGCCTTTTATACGTAGTATTAAGATCATAGGTGGCGAACCATTGATTATGAAAAAACACTATGAACTACTACAGAAATTAATAGACATAGATGAAGCAAAAAATATTATGATAAAGTATCAAACAAACTTTACAGAAACAAAAGCAGGCAAACATAATATCTTTAATTACATACCACATTTTAAACTTGTATCTATGGTTGCGTCTGTAGATGGTATAGGTCCTGTTATAGAATATATGAGAAGAAGAACAGATTGGAATAAAGTTATACAAAATACTGAAATCTGTAGAAAGTATGATAATGTTGTTGTTGATTTTAATGGTCTAGTTTCGTTTTTAAGTGTTATGAGATTTTATGAAGTAATAGATTATTGTTTAGACAGACCTAAACTAATAGATCAAATCAATTGGGCAATGGTAGAAAACCCAAAACATTTAAGAGTAAATAATTTGCCAGAAAAATTAAAACAAAGTTTGATTTCTAAATATGAAAAGTGGCCTGACATACAAGCTGCATTAAGAAAACCAGCAGATGAAGATGTTAATATACAAGATACATTTCAATATCTTTTAAAACAAGATAAATTCTACGAAGGAACAAAATGGGAATCACATTTGTTTCAGGTGTTTCCTGAACTAGAAGAATACTATGACCCTATGTACAATCACAATGCTAATTTGAAACTAAATATAAAAAACAATGAGGATATATTATGACATTTGACGAACTACAAGCACTCGCTGAAAAAGACCTAAAAATAAATGATACTGAACTTGATTTAGAATCACTAAAAACACCACAACTTCATAACAAGTATATGAAGTTTCATAATCAATATGTTAATCTATTGAAAAAGGCTGAACAAGATTTGGCAAGATTAACAAGAGAGAAATGGGAATACTACACAGGTAAGGCAGACCCTAGTGTATATCAACAGAAACCTTTTAATATTAAACTTCTCAAACCAGACGTTGACAAATACCTTAAATCAGATGACGAAATTATTAAGTTAGAACAAAAAGTAACTTACGTACAAAGTGTTGTTGACTACCTAGATAGAACAATTAAAATTATTTCTAATCGTGGCTTTCAAATTAAGAATGCTATAGACTGGCGTAAGTTTACATCTGGCGTAATCTAAAATGCAAAACATCATAGTTGACAAGGTCAATGACGTGTACTTACGCATTGACGCAGACGCAAGTATCCGTAGAGAGTTATCAGATTATTTCTCTTTTGAGGTACCTGGTTACAAGTTTACGCCTCAATTTCGTAATAGAGTTTGGGACGGAAAGATACGGCTATACTCGTATGCTACAGGTCAATTATACGTTGGATTGTATCCTTACTTAAAAGACTGGTGTAAGAAGAAATCTGTACATATTGTCGAATCTAGTGAAATCCTTACATATAACAGCGGCATAGCCGCCGATATAGACGGTTTAATCGAGTCTTATGATATATCTATCACGCCGAGGGACTATCAAATCGCCGCTTTCAAGTTTGCACTAGAATATGAAAGAGGACTAGTTTTATCGCCTACTGCCTCTGGTAAATCACTTATCATCTATATGTTATGCCGACACTATCTGAATATGATAAACAACAATGTTCTTATAATAGTACCGACAACATCACTAGTAGAACAATTATACAAAGATTTTAAAGACTATGGTTATGACGTAGAAACAAACGTCAGCAGAAAGTATCACGGTTATGATATAGATGATGATAAACGTATAGTAATATCAACATGGCAATCACTATACA